GTACATGGTTTATCATCTCTACGTCAGGAAAATCTTTTTCACCAAATAACCCTTCTCTTAATAACTGCTTAATATATCCTTTCATAATAAAATTAACCGTATTTAACTTTTCCCATTACACATAATTGTAAAAATACGTCTGCGTCATCTGCATCAAACTGGCCATTTAAAATTCTATAATGTATTTCACTATATTTATTTTTTAATAAATTAATACTATCTAATATTTTATCAATATCAACATAACCCAAATAACCCTTTTCATTCATATATTCATATCCATCATCAGAATCATTACCAATATTCTCATCTTTATCATAGAAATACATTTTACCTCCACCTAATAAATATTTACTAATTGCTTTACTACCATGTACACCCATGTGTTGCATATCATACTTAACATCTTTAGGTAGATGTTTAATATAATACCAATAATTAGAACCACCTTCTAATGCTGTTGTAAATAAGTTAACTAATTCTGTGCGTTCTAAAGGTTTAGTTTCAATATTTTTATTAGAATTACTATTAGAACTTCTTGCATATAATTCAGCTTGTTCCTTACTTGAAATAACTCGTCTTAATGTTTCTTCCCATGCGTCTAATGAGGCCTTCTCATAAACAGATAATTCACTTTTATTTTTATAAAAGTCAATTAACCTTTTCATTGCATCAATTTCATCAGGTTGTCTCAATCCTTCCCTCAATAACTTTTTAATAAATCCTTTCATACTAATAAATATCTCTTAAAAACAAAAAGGCTAGAAGTTAATCTAGCCTTTTAATTTATTCTACAGTTGATTATCTCAACTCAGCGATGTTAAATGTTTGTAAACCATCTACTCTGATGTGACCATAGAAACGGTTATTAACCACTTTCTTAGCGTAACGAGTCATGATTCCTTTAACTGGAGCAAAGTTGAAAGGGTTATACATTGTAGGAGTTAATTGCATTGGCACGTATGGTGCGTAGATGTAACCAGTGTCTAACAATGATTTACCTTTATGTCCAATAATCATAGAGTAAGAAGGAGCATATGGGTCACGGTATACTTGGTAACGACCAGATAATGAACCTACTCTTTCGATACCCATGTTGTATTGGTCTTGCTCTGGGTTAGCATCAGATACGTGGAAGTATTCTAAATCGTCAAATACAGCTGAAATCTCAGAAGATACTACGATAAAGTTAGCTCCACCTCTTAATGTAGATTTGTGAATTTGAGCAGAAATTTGGTTAACTTTAGTAATTAAAGTTTGATTCCAATCTTTTTGCGTGTATGGTACAGCAACAGATGTAGCTTTTCTCCATCCATTGTAATCCCAACGTAATTGCCATGCAGCAGCTTTACGGATATCTCTTAAGATTTCACGGTCAATCTCAGCAGCAACTTGTTCAGATAACATAGCTGTTAATTCAGCTTCAGCATCGATGTTGTGGAATGCACTAACGTCTTGAGCAAGCTCTGGAGACCAAGTAGCACGTAATTTTCTTTCTTCAACAGAAACAACAACTTCGTCTAATTTGAAAGAGATTTCTCCCATTTCAGTTTCTAATTCTAAAGATGCGTATTCTCCCCAAGAGAAAGCGAAATCAGCAATAGTCAATGCAGACATTGTAGATGCAGCAGCGTTAACCCCTACATATCCATCATGAGATTGAGTACCACCTTGTTTGATAGGGTGAGTTAAATCTAATTCTAAGTAAATAACACCATTAGCGTCAGTTACAGAATTTTTATCAACAATACCTTTACCATATTTTTGAGTTACTAATCTGAAAGGAACTTCAGCAGAACCAGCGATAACTACATCAGCATCACGGTCAATTAATGCAGTAGCACCATTAACTACTTTTAAAGAAGCTAAGAAAGACTCAGTATCTTGTTCGTTTCCATCTGGACCAGTTAATTTACCTGGGTTAGTAGAAGAGAAACCTGATAATTTAACGATAGTACTTCTTAAAGAACCGTCAGTAGCAGTAGCTAAAGCAGAAATTTTAGTAGCAGAAGCTAAATCAGCGAATACACTTGCAGCAGATAATGTTGCGAAGAATCCAGTACCAACTTTAATAGTCAATGTACCTTTAGATTGGTCAAATAAACCATCATTGTAGTAAATATCATAAAGATTTTTAGCTAAGAATGGAGTAACAACACAACCAGCACCAACTACACATGAAGGAAGCCCTTGAGCAGCCATACCAGTATGTGCAGAATAGATTGGGTTAGCATAAGCATCACCAGCGTTACCATTAGCATCAACTCTAGAAGATGTTTGTGGAACGAAGAAGAACAATTTACCAATTGGCATGTTCATTGCTTGTACAGATACGATGTCATTCGCTAACAATTTAGAGAATACACGTCTTACGATAGGGAATACTACAGTTTCGAAAGCACCAGAAGATGCAGTAGTTGTAGATTCTGTCAATAAAGAACCAGCTTGGTTCTCGAATAATTGAGCCATGTTTTCTTTAACGTGACCTTTCAACCCTTCTAAGAATCCTAAAGACTCCCATTTTTGTTGAGTTTGTGTACGGATAGCTTTCATGTGGTTTAAACCAATGTTACCAACTAATCCTGAATTTAATAATTGTGACATAATTATTTATTTTTATTTTATTATTATTTGTTATTATTATCTATTTTCGACTCTTCTCATTAAGTCCATTATTCTAGATGTTTCTTTGTCGATATATGCAGTCGACTCATTTAATTGTTTAGATGTTCCAGTAGCAACGTCTTTAGTAATCGTTTTATCAATTGACTCTTTAATAGGAGCTTTAGAAGATAATTCGTTTACGATAGTTTTATAAAGTCTTTGAGACTCTTTAAGTGTTGATACTTCTTCATCAAATCTTTTAAGGATAGTTTGTTTCTCATCCTTAGTAGTTGAGTGTTCCATAAATAACTTAGTTACATAAGTTAAGTTTGAATTGTAAACAACTGTTTCAGCTAACATTGTTCTAAAAGTCTTAAGAGCAGTTTTGTATTCTTCATTTCTACCTTTAAGTTCTTTAGCTTCAGTTAATAATGCTTTATATTTATTTTCTGATTCAGTAAGAGCTTTTTTAGATACAGTTGACTCATCAACAGCATCACGTTTAAGACTCTTTGGGAAATTATCAGGTTTAAGAGTTTGATTTCTACCATTAGAAAGATTACGACCACCGCCTTCTTCTAATTTTTCTTCTTCTTCTTCTTCTTCTTCTTCGTTAACTTCTTCTTCCATTAAGTCTTCACCTTCTTCCATTTCGATTTCATACATCATTTCGTCAAGGTCATCCTCATTTTCAGAATCATCTTCGAAGCTATCTAAACCTTCTTCTGAACCGAATTCGTCTGAACCTTCAAAATCGTCAGCTTCAGCACCAGCACCTTTAGATACATTTTTTACAATGAAATCACCTGGTTCAGTAACTTTAACTTCTAACTCATCATCTTCAGCATCATATACAACTTCAATTTCGTCATCACCAGTTAACTTTTTGTAAACTGCGATAACATCATCATCTGATGCATCAGTCATATCCATTTCGAACTCGTCACCTGATGCCATAGCACCCATTCCACCATCGTAATTACCTTCAAGGTCATCACCTTCTTCTGAGTCTAAATCTTCAATGTCTTCTTCTTCTTCCTCTGAATCTTCTTCAGCATCTTCTACTTCTTCTTCTTCCTCTTCTTCAGATTCAGGAGCTTCCGTATCTTCTACTTCTTCTTCTTCTTCAGCTTCAGCAACATCTTCTACTTCATATAAATCTTCCATTTGTAAAGATTCTTTCACGATACCATCAATTTCTTCTTTAGCTACGCTACGAAGTATTTCTTTTGTATTGGCATTTAACGCCTCTTGAATTCTTTTCGCATCCAAGATTGCACGTTCAATAATTGATTTGTCTTTATCAGCCATCTCTTTTTTATTTTTTATTTATTATTTATAATCTATTAATAGTGATTATAGTCTTACCACTTGTTAATAAATATGTGTTATTATTGTAAAAATCTTTTTTTAATAAAAAAAATTTATTTTTTTAAAAATATTTTTATTAGTCTAATAAAAATTTATCAAGACCATCACTTAATAAATCTGTTCTACCCTCTACTGACTCTTTAAATGGTCTAGCTTCAGACTTATCCTTAAACATCCATGAACCTGGCGTACTTGGTGCAGTTACGACATCCCAGCATATAATTTCAAAGTCTTCTTGAACAACTTGTTCACCATTAACTTCTCTTAATGAACCAACCCCTCTTGAGGATACTCCAATCATAATATTATTTCTAAGTAAGTTTGCAACTTCATCACCTTTAGTAGATACAATACCATAGTTTATATAACCTGGAGACATTAAGATTTCCATTTTACCCATTAATGTTTTATTCTCCCACCATGTTTCTGTGATATTGTGTGATATTCTATCACCAGCGATAATAGAAGACTCTGGGTGGTCTAATTCACCAATAGCTCTTCTATCTCTAATTAATTCTTGGTATCTATCGTTTTCGCGTTCTAATATGTTCTTTGGATAAATTCTACCATTACGGTTTTTAACTCCCCATTTTTGTAATACTACATATACAATTAATGGTTCGTGCATACTTGGATGTGAACCACTATCTAATTTTTTCATCTCAGTGATGAAAGGTTTATTTCTATTATCACTAGGACTAATAAAACCAGCGTCAGATTCAATTAGAAATCCAAATCCAGATTGACCAGCCTTTAATATTTTTATATCGGACATATTAATATTTTATTAATAAATATGTGATACAAACAAAAAAACCTCTATAAATTAATATAGAGGTTCCTAAAAAGAGATTATTATTTATTTTTTTGTTTTATGGAATGTAAAATATGGGTTTAAATCAAATACTTCAGTGATTACTTTAGCTGTAACCGATTTAACCGCATCGTTAATTAAATTACTTTGTATTTTAAAATTATTCAATTTATACAATGTTATTTCACAATTCATATAGCTTCTTCGCTCATTTGAAATACCAGATTCCTTTATTTCAAAATCTACAATAGTTCTATTTCCGTCAAATAAGTTCTTAGGTAAAGCTTCGTATACCTTCTTTTTAATATCCTTATTTAACTTCTTAATTGCGATAGTGTAATTATCATCGTCTAAGTTAATTGGTTTACCCCAAGCTGATACTGTTATGTATAATGCCTTTGGGTTTTTATTATCAACTGTTCCTAGATTCACATTATAGTTATCGAACATTTCTAACTTCATTTGTTTTCCTTTTTTTACTAACATATTTACTTTTTTTTAATTAATATAATGCATAATTAAAAAAAGTCAACCTGGTATCTTAGTTCTTAAGTGTTTCCTTTAATTCAACTAACTTAGTAATATCCTTAATAAAGTTATCTTTATTAAATTCTTGGTTTAATAAACGTTCTTTAACTGATAGTAATTTCTCTTTAGCGTTAATATCTGATTCTTCTAACTTGTTATTAATCAATGATAAACACTCATCGTTAGTATCTTTGAATAATTTCTCTTTCTCTTCTGGAGTAGATTCAATCATTATAGATACAATAGCCTTTTCAGATTCAGATAAATCTTTATATTCTTCATTAAAGTTACCAACACTTAATGATATTAAAAGACTATTAGGGATATCTAACCCTTCATTAATCTCTTTAGTTTTATTATTGATAATATAATCAACAACTTTATCAGTAGCCTCAAGGATTGCATCTAAAGTGTTTGCTTTTCTATCAGTAAATACTAATGTAGTAATTGCCTCGTGTAAATCTTTCTTATCATAATCAGCATCAAATTCCCAAACTATATCATTGAATAATTTAGCGTTTGATTCGATGATTGATTGCTTAGGGTATTTTGATAGTAAAGCTATTGACTCCTTTACATACTCTGTAGCTTTAGCTCTATCAGTCTCAACTTTATTCTCAATGTTATTGAAAATTAAAAATTGCTCTTTAAGAATTTCATCACTCTTAATTGTTTTAATGTATTTTTTAAATACTGATTTATTCTCATCTTTTTTAGATGTGATTGACTCAACTAAGATTGTATTATAAGTATTCTTAATCTTACCAAAATTTTTTACGTTTTTATTCATGGTTTTAATTTAATTATAAATATTATTAGAATATGTTAAAGGATTAATCCTTTAACATATTATCTATATCGTTAATCATTCCGTTTATATCTTCATTGATTTTAAGTGATTTATCATATATTGCAACTCTTTCATTAATGATAGTTTCTTTATGCTCTATATTATCAATTAATCGATTTACATACATTTTACTGTATTTATCTTTTCTTTGATTCAATTCCTTAGTATTCTCAGTCAATAATTGGTTAGTTTTCTTAATTTGTTCAGCTAACGTTTCTTCTGGTGCCGCTTCTGGAGTTTCAGCTGGTGCTTCTTCACCACCTTCTGGTACTGGTTCCCCACCTTCTGGTTCACCACCTTCTGGCGCACCTAAGTCACTTCCAAGTCCACCACCGATAGAGCCGCCACCGCCTCCACCGAATCCACCGCCTCCAGTATCTCCACCACCTTCACCAGCACTAGCACCAGCAATTGCAGCATTAATATCACCGTAGATACCATCAACTTCATCAAACATACCAGTATGTTTAATTACTGCCGATGTATTCTCAATCTCAGCAGCTGCTGCTTTCTCTAATCTTTGTTCTAAGAAATCTTTCTTAATTTCTTCATCAGACCATCCTAAAATATCTCTTCTAGCTCTAGTCATAGACATACCCATGAATCCATTACCAGCTTCAGATACTGCATCTTTATACAATGTCATTTTAGCTTGTAATTGTTCAATCTCTAACATCTTAGCTTGAGTGGATGGGTTATTTAACGATAAGTTAAAATTAGAAATCTCATCCTCAAATCCTAACATATATAAATGGATAATTGCTATCTTATTTAACTCAACAATCATTGCTTGTTGGATTCTATTAATAGTTCTTGAGAAACGAATATCTTGCATAGCTAAGTTCTTACCATCACCAGTAGCTTCCTCAAAACCTAAGAAAGTTTTAGGCACACGTAACGCAGTAAATAATTTTCTTTGTAAGTATTGAATATCAGCAATCTGGTCCAAGTTAGATGCACCTTGTAATGTATCGATTGGTGTAGCAGCATTTTCATCCCTTACTGGAATAAAATAATCTTGGTCATTAGCTAATTGGTTATATCTTAAATCAATCTGACCAGTCTGTGGGTCAATAACTGGTTTTCTTTTAAACCTATTTGCAATATCATCAACATATTGTGGAACATCTTGTTCATCGATATTACCAACAAAAATCTTATATACACGTCTTTCTGGTGCTCTAGTTACACGATATACTAACATTGCATCTTCTGATAACTGTAATTGTTTCCAAATACGTCTAGCCTTCTCTAATACTGATGTACCGTATGGTAAACGTCTATCATCACCTAATAATCTAAAGTGAGCAATTTGCCATGAATTGAATTCCATATCACGACCTCTCCACATAAATTTAACTTTAGCATCTTCACCTTCGTTATTAACGGTCCATTCTCCACTATATTGATTTTGAACAATATCACCCTCTCTTCTTTCAATTTCAAAGTTAGGTAATTGTCTAGCACCGATAATACCTTTCTTATCATCAATGTTCAATAATAAGAAGTTATCACCATATTTACATATATTTCTAGTCCACATTGGTAAACTAGCATGTAAATCTAATCTATTGAAGAATAAATCCTCTAGGATACCTTGAATACGTTTACTATCAGAATAAACATTTAATACTCTACCTTTATTATTAACTGTTGTTGATTCTTCCATCATAATATCCAATGCCGCAGCAATCTCTGGATAAAATTCCATGGATTCAAAATCAGCATATGAACCAATACGAGTTGTTTCATAATGCATTGAATGTTGAATTAATTCATTCTCAGTTTTTCTCCAAACACCACCTAAGAATTTAGTTTGTTGTGCTTGTAATTTAGCCGCTTCATATTCCTCTTTAGATTGTGTTTTAAGTAACACATCATTACCAATAGAATATTTGTTAACGGTTTGATTTACTTTAGTTAAATCAACACCACTAGCATCGAATATTGTATTAAGTCTCTGGAATACGGTTTTTTTAGTATCTGCCATATTTTTTTTATTATAATTATAATTAAATCTTTGAAAATTTAAATAGTTATTCTACGTAATCACACACTACATAAGGTATTCTTTTATCTGGTCCGTTTGTGAATAATAACTCATAAGCATACGTTACGTTATAATCTTCACTTAAACTACAACCAACACCAGATTGATTACCACTAGTACCAACCTTTGTAATAGTTCTTTCATTATCACCTACAGTAAATGAATACAATTCAGCTGCACCGCTTCTAACTGATATCGATGGTTTCCC